CCTAAAGTGGCATTTTACATGGAGACATACCCGGAAATTCCTCGTTCTGCCATAGAAGTAATCCAGATGCAGAATAACGATGCAGAGGCTTTAACAGGCGTTAAGGCCTTCACACAAGGTATTTCTGGCCAGGCCCTGGGAGTTACAGCAACTGGTATTAGATCAGCCTTAGATGCTACTTCCAAGCGGGAATTAGGTATCTTACGCCGGCTGTCCAATGGAATGACTCGAATTGGCCGTAAAATCATCTCTATGAATTCAGAATGGTTGGAAGACGAAGAAATCATTCGTATTACCAACGAACAATTAGTAGAGATCGATCGTAATGATTTAGGCGGTAAATACGATATTAAGCTTAATATTTCAACAGCTGAAGCAGATGAACAAAAAGCCAGCGAATTAGCATTTATGTTACAAACTGTAGGCAATAATATGCCTATTGAAATGACTCAGATGATTTTGTCAGATATTGCTAAATTGCGTAAAATGCCTGAGTTAGCTAAACAAGTTCAGGAATACCAGCCTCAACCAGATCCTATAGCCCAGGAAAAAGCTCAATTAGAAGTAGAATTACTACGAGCTCAAATAAGCAATGAGATCGCTAAAGGACGCGAGAATGAAGTAGATGTGGGTCTCAAGACAGCTAAAACTGCAACTGAAGAAGCTAAAGCACGGCAGATGCATAGCGATTCTGATAACAAAGATCTTGATTTTGTTGAGAAAGAATCTGGAGTAGCTAACCTTCGAGATCAGGATGCTGCTGAAACAAAACATGCTCAAGATATGGAAGGTAAAGAGCATGATAGATTATCTGCTCTTGACAAAGAAGCATTCAGTGCGTTAAATAAAGGATAGAGGTTTAATAACTAGTTAATTTAACCATAAGGAAAATACTATGCAGCCCATTGAACAAATTGAAGTTGATATCGAGACAGCCGAAAAAGCACAAGCATTACGAGATCAATGTGTTAAATTACTTGATAACGAACATTTTAAAGTAATTATTGAAGAAGAGTATTTTCAAAAAGAAGCTGCTAGATTAACAATGGCTAAAAGTTCTGATCTTAATGATCAACAAATGCGAAATATTGAAAATATGATGTATGGGGTTGGTTCATTACGTAATTTTCTTAGCGCTATTATGATTCGCGGTGCTCAAATGGATCAGTCTCTTAAACAAGACGAAGAAACTCGTGAAGAGATGTTAGCTGAGGAGATTGAAAACCATGGCTGAAGCTACAGAAACTCCAGGAACTTCTCTAGGAATATCTGACGAAGAGTTTTTAAAACAAGATCATAGTGAGTTTTTGTCTGATCCTGTTATTCCGAAAACAGATGAAAAACCTGAAGATAAAGAAATTGAATCATCGGATCAAACCGATGAGGACGATAAAGAAGCATCCTCTGATAAAGAGGATAGTGAAGCACAGGAGCACACTGAAACTACCGCCGACAAGGAAGAAGTAGCCGACACTAATGAGGATACTCAACAGACGGATGAAACTTCTGAGGATAGTGATGATTCAGAATCTCTCGATACTGGTAAGAAAGACTCAACTGACACGAAAGGGGATACCCAGGATACAAAAGAGTTTGATTACAAAAGTGCATTTGAAAAGGTAACTAGTCCTTTCAAAGCCAATGGCACTAAAATGCAGGTTAAGAATCCTGAAGATATTCAGCGTCTCATGCAAATGGGCGCTAATTATCAGAAGAAGATGGCTTCACTGAAGCCACATCTTAAGACAATTAAGATGCTTGAGAATAACGATTTACTTGATGAGGCTAAACTTCATCAATTAATCGATATTCATAAAAAAGACCCTAAAGCAATTGCCAAGCTTATTGAAGAAAGTGGAATAGACCCTTTAGATATCAATACGGATGACCAATCGGAGTATAAGCCGAAAGATTATTCGGTTAGTGACAAAGAATACAATTTAGATCAAGTACTGGAAGAGATCAAAGATACTGAAACTTTTAGTAGAACGATTGATGTTTTAACTAAAGAATGGGATCAGAAAAGCAAAAATGTTATTTCAGATAACCCAAACTTTATTACTATTATCAATCAGCATATGGGTAATGGAGTCTTTGATAAAGTTAATTCAGTAATGCAGCAAGATAAAGCACTTGGTAAATTAAGAGGTGTTTCTGATGCTGATGCATATGGTCAGATTCTTGAAGATATGCATAAAAAAGGTATTCTTAAGCACACCGATGATGATAAATCGTCATCTGAAAAGGTATCGAGCGAATCTGAAGACAAATCACAAGCTAATGCTGAACGTGATAAAAAACGTAAAGCTGCGGCGCTGGGTAAGCAAAGTACTTCAAAGAAAGAAGCAGCCGTTAAGAATTTTTTAAACTTATCGGATGAAGATTTTTTAAAACAAAATGCTCCCGGATAATTTTATAACTCGAGAGAATTATCATGGCTAACGAAAATGCATATAACAGTCCCACCGCAACCGATGCGGGGACTGCATCAGATATAGGCTTACAGGCCCGTACTGATTATTACTATAAAAAAGCGCTTATTGCGGTTCGCGATAAGCAGTGGTTTATGCCCCTGGCTGACGTACGAGCAATGCCGAAGCACATGGGTAAGAAAATCAAGCAGGATGTTTATGTTCCTCTGCTTGATGTACTGAATACCGGCGACCAGGGTATCAACGCTGACGGTGTTGTTATTCTTGCTGATGGAGAATGGTCTTCATGGGATTCTTCTGGCGTAGTTACCGGTGTTTCAGATGCTTCTGAAGCAGCTGCTTTGGCTGCTGCTGGAGCTGGCGGTACATTCGCTATCAATGACCAGAACTTGTACGGTTCTTCTAAAGATACCGGTACGATTACTTCTAAAATTCCAGCATTAACTGAGAATGGCGGACGAGTTAACCGTGTTGGTTTCACACGTACGCAAATTACTGGTGATCTGTATAAACGTGGTTTCTTCACTGAGTATACTCAGGAATCAATGGACTTCGATTCTGATGCAGAATTGCTGTCTCATATTACTGAGGAAGCTCTTGTTGGTGCCAATGAGCTGACTGAAGCCGAGCTTCAGGCAGATCTTATTACCAATGCTACAGCAAACGGTACTGCCTATTACATGGGAGGAACAACCAAGGTCACAGTTGACGAAGTTGTTACATATACCGATCTGATGAATCTTTCTATTGCTTTGGATAACAATAAGACCCCAAAACAGACGAAGATTATCAGCGGTTCCCGTTTGATCGATACGAAAACCATTAATGGTGGTCGTGTTATGTATATCGGTTCTGAATTGATCCCGGTTATTAAAGCTATGGTTGATCTACATAGTAACCCTGCATTCGTCTCTGTTGAGAAGTATGCTTCGGCCGGTAATATTCTAAATGGTGAGATCGGTACTGTTGATCAGTTCCGTCTGATCGTAGTTCCGGAAATGCAGTTTGCCGAGTATGGTGGAGCAGCTTCTGCTGATGTTGGCGGTACGGGTGCTTTGACAGATGCAGACATCTATCCAATGCTGGTTGTTGGTGATGGTGCCTTCACGACTATCGGTTTTCAGACTGATGGTAAATCTGTTAAGTTTGTTATTAATCACAAACCGCCTGGCAAAGATATTGCTGCGCTGACTGACCCATATGGTGAAGTAGGGTTCTACTCTATCAAATGGTATTATGGTTTCATGGCCTTGCGCCCTGAACGTCTTGGTATTATTTGGACTGCCCTAACTGCAGTATAAATAATATAAATTGTTTCCTCGGGAGCCTTCCAAGCTCCCGGGGAATACTTTTCATAAGGAAAATAAAGCATGAATGATACAACTGGAAAAACAGGTGGCGAAATGAAACAAATAGCTGTTAAAGATATGGATGCTGGAGAAATACGTAAAGAACTTGCACAAAATAAAGTTACGTTGCATCACAAAACAGGCATAGAAAAGCTTATATCGACTCTTATTGCAGTCCGTACTGGCAATTACCAGGCTCCGGCACCTACAGAATCTGCGCCTAAAGCGCCTTCAAGTATTCCTAAACCGGTACCAGAAAAATTTGTAAAGCCTACTGCAGCTGCATTAGCAGCCAAAAAAGAACATGAAACACTGACTCGGGAACAGCGAGCAATGAAACTCACACGAGTTATAGTTACTCCTAATGATCCCA